GAATCACTCTATCTGCTTCTGTTTTTGCTGCTTCAAGTTCATCATGAATTTTAGTCATTTCATTATTGTATGCAGTGACGCTCGCTGGTTTCTTACCTTCGAAAACACCATAATAAATCAGTATATTTCTAACTCATTCAAAACACTATAAAATCAGTGATTATAACCTTATAAAGTTAAAATCTATATTCATACCTTTGCCCTTTATTTCATAAATATGCCCTTTTTATGCCCTTATTTAAAATAAGATAAATATATAGCTACACTAACCATTATCAATGCAATAACTCCATGTAATATTAAATTAATCAGTATCATTTTTATATTCATATTTTCATTGTGATTCATTCTTCTATAATTCATATTATATAAAAGTGTATTTATTACAGAGTATATGAGTACAAATAATATACCTAATAGAATAGCAACATATATATTCAATACATTTCACCTCAATGCTTTTTTTACAAGTTTATTCCACTGTATCATTGATAATTACTTATCTCAATGCAACACAGAGCTTCTCTCAGCGTCTTAAAATATAAAAAACGCCACTTAGTAAGTGACGTTAAAAATGAGATATTTATCTTATCTGTGTGCTAACTATTTATTATTTTTTTGATTCAAGCATAAGTAAACTATCAAAATTACATGACGGAGTAAAACTTAGTTTGATAATTATACGTATTGATTTTACACAAATAAATAATAATTTATCTAGTTCTATATTTTGTTTTGTAGGTGCATGATTTTGTAAACCATGTCTTGCTACTAGCCCAATAGACAAGTAATTATTTGTAATTCTCTTATATTTTTCTAGATCATTCTTATTTTTTCGTAATTTAGTCAGATCTTCTTTTTCTAAACAGTGATATTTCTTCAATAGATTCAGGTAAGTATTATAAAAGTCTATAATTTTATAATAGTTAACTAGTACATTTTCATCTTTTTTATATATTCTATTTAATAAGATTACTAAATCTCTAATACTTTTATTATTAAGTACCAATCCCAGAGTAGATATAAATTCACTCTTATTAATGTGATTCTTCTTTTTAAACTGAATACTATCAATGATACTATATGCCTCTATATGATTTTGGAAAGTTTTAAGATGACTATTTCTTTCCATAGGTTCAAAAGGTTTACGGCCAAATAAAATTCGAACCCCATTATATATTTCTAAAAACAAATAATTTATAGACAAGTTTAATTCCTTACTATATTTGCAATTATCTGTGTGATCGGTATCGAAGAAATACCATTCAATATTATTATCATACTCAGCATATTCAACATTTAAGTGGAGACCATATTCGCTTTCAATTTTGGAGTATCCATTTCCATTATATAATCGTATCACAAAATCATTCATTTCCCCGTTACCTCTTTCATGTGTAGTTTTTATACTATTATATATTTAGTTGTACAAAATAAAAAGATAATATCTAAAAAAAGCAACTAATATCGGGGAATGATACTAGTTGCAACTACACACTTATATTATAACTTATATGAGTTGAATAACCTAATATCATAAACTTTCATATTTAATTATTAATAAATATCCTATCATCATTTAACTTCACAGATGGTACTATTCTTCTATCTACACCATTCTTCACTAACATTAAATTAAAGGATAGTATAATGCCTACTCGTTCTGCTGCATTTAGTTCGTTCCATATCTCTATTTCCTTATTCGTCATTAGATCAGTATAAGTAATCACAGTATTCTCTTTAATGCTCATAGCCCTGTCGAACATATCATTTATATTAATCTGTTCTATCTTTGAACACATGGTTATCAGTCCTCTAATGGTATATCATCAATAATCATTGTTCTATTGGGATATTGCTCGTGTAACTCATCTAGTGCTTTTCGTTTTTCTTCTTCCTCATCATCTGGCCAATCACCTATATTAACAATAACAGGCGTTTCATATGCAAGTTCTTTTTTATCGGTAAATAACTTGTGATACTTACCTAGCATATCTCTAGCACGTAATCTATCACTAGGCTTAATAGGTACTTCTACCATTTCTACATGCTCATTGTACACTAAGTTCATTTTGTCGGTGTCTGGGTTGCGTTGAAACTCCCCACGCTTAACAACAACTTCTCTTACTTCACTTTCATCACCTACTGCTGCATTACTTAGGATATGAAGTAGTTCGTTAGCTGATAGCACGCCTTCATCGATCACTTTCTTACGTTGCTCATCAATGTACTTAGCCACTTTTTCATTCTTTAGCAATCTACTGCCTTGTACACTTGCAGTATGAGGACTATAACCAGCCTTAATTGCACTTTGTGTTACATTTAGCGTCTTTAGGTATTCAGATATAAACTTTTCTTGTCTAGGGTTTAAATCACTCATGTTATCCCTCCTCTAATTTATCTAATAAACCATTCCATAGTTGACGTATTCTTTCTCTACTTAATTCAAATATCTTTGCAATTTCATTCATAGATTTCCCTTCACATAGCAAGAAAAATATGTAGTATTCCCTTCTAGTCCCTACTACATAAATTAACTGATCTAGTTCATTAAAGAACACTTGATTACCAGTATTCTCACTTAGTTCAAAGGGTTCGACTTCATCACTCAGCGAAAAGAAATCATCTATATCAGTATCATCATAGCTTACAACATTTGACGTTTTCTCTTTGTGATAGTCCATTATAAACTGTTTAATCGTTTGTTTATCGTACATCATGTAGCAACACTTACTTTATGCTTATAAGCGTATAAATCACGTTGTAGGCGTTCTATGAGGCTATAATCTATCGTTGAACCATTAGACTGCATATAATACATGATTTCCTTTTGTTCACTTGGCGTATATGATTTAATGACTTGTTTTAATTGCTGCATATTTCTATTCGATTTTGTTTTGAAACGTTTTAATTTTTCTTTTTCACCTATAATATCAATCACTAACTTTTCTAGTGGATAGGATATTGATACAACACCATGAACATCATTTGTAGTCATATGTGAGATATTTAAGTGATACATCATCTCTATTTGTGTAGTAATAGCTTTAATCTTAGTATTAATAAACTTTGGGTTGTACTCTGTTAGCAAAGTATATTCAGATATTTTAGTTTCATAATATGATAGTGAGTAGTTTACTCTTTTAAGGTTCATGTCTGCACCTCACAAATAAAATGAGCCTATCGCTAAGGATAGGCGTGTATGATATTAACCTTTGATAATGCGATTTTCTCTAGCCATCTGCATAAAACTTACATCTCTTTTTGATTTTTGTGATAATTCTTTTCTACGTTGTTCATTATTATTTTGGTTAATTTGAGCCTCAACGACATCTAATAATTTATTACGATCTTTATCTGACAAATCAGTTTCTAACATGATGTGATTGGATACCTTATCTAAATTGTGTTTTCTAGTCATTATTTATCACCTCTAAATTTAAGTTTATGATTGTATTGATCTGTGAATGGTAATTCTATACCTGTAATGTATGGACTGTATAGAATATCTCTAAAGTGATTTCGCAATTCCCTTTTTACTTCATCATCTTCATCAAAGTTTTCTCTATGATATGGAATAGTGTAACGGTTATACTCTTCTTCGTATTTAGCATTTAAATCATTAATTTCAGTTAATACTGTGTTAAATTCTTCAATAATTGGCTTGAATTTTGCTAATATACGTTCTTTGTCTTTTTTGTACAAATGAGGTAAATCTGCTTGATGTTTAATAAGTTCAATTGCCTTTTTACGTCTAGCCTCATCAAATACTTCTTTTTTAGTCGATAAGCGTTTCTCTAAGGCTTTCAGTTTCTTCTCATTACTATCAAATGTAGTATATAGTGCGTCAGCCTCATCATCTTGTGAGTTAGCAATTAATTCTTTATATTTTGCTTTATCTTCTTTAATTCGTTGCGATAACTCTTGACGCTCATTTTCAAGTTTATTGATATTCTCTCTTTGACCTGTGACATATTCGTTGTATTCATCAAAATATTTTGCAGTTTTCAATTAAATGCCTCGTTTCAATTAGTTTTTAAGCCTATTTCTCTTATGTAGTTATATGGCTTTTTAATCTCTTTTTGTGGTAATCGTTTCGGTATAGTTTGCAGCAATATTAAGACTTTCTCAAAGTCGATATTATTTTCATTTCTGTTATAGATAAATTCTTTAAATGATTTCTTATCTAGATCATTCAACTTTGCTACAAACTCATCATTATTCATATTCTTTTCAGTAGCACCATCTTCTTTTTCTCTGAGTGCTTTCTCTTGGTTAAGCGTCAACTTATGAGGATAAGTCTTTACTTTCTGACGATTGTCATTTATATATGAATAATCGTTTTCTATACCTTTATTACGCTCATTTCTATTTGTTTGAATATATTTGTATAGTTCAATCTTAAAACGCTCTACCATGTTCATATGAGCCTCTGAGCGTGTATTAATATAATCTTTAATATACTTTTGTTCTTTAGTAGAGAAACGCCCTAGAACAGTATAAAAGGCGTTTAAATCTCTTTGACTTTTCCTTTTATACCGTTCTAATTTCTGACGTTCTTCTAATATAGCGATTGCTAGATTTTCAACGGAATAACTCTCATAGTAAATACTTTCTGATACAGTATCACTACATAAACTAGGTGTAGTTCGGTCATACATATCCTTAATATCACTTTCTATGAGTGCTATTCTTGATTGAATGTAGTAAGCATTAAATCTAGTGAACAATTCGTAATCGCTAACTTTCTCTTGGATAATTTCAATCGCTGCACTCACTACATCACCTTAAATCTCAGTCTTCTTTAAAGCTTCATATCGTTTCATACTGCCCTCAATATGACGCTTTATACTTAGTAAGGCCAATTCCTTTTGTTCTTTCGACTTTATCCAGAAATAGCCTCTAGTATCTTTCTTATAGCTATATCCGATTGGATAGCCATAATCTACAACTAAACTATTAATAGTATGTTGTAACCATCTTTCATTGTTCTTAGTAAACTCCATATTCAGTTGATTGAATATATTTTGTTTAGTAATAATATTGTGCTTAGTGTTGCGTAATACATTTAATACTTTAATATGATCTTGAGTTAATTCTTTTTCAATTGTTATTGTCATTATTTAATACCTCATTTTTTAGTTATTTTGAGCAGACCTAATTAAATGAGGAGGTAATAAATGAAAATCTAGTGAATTTGCATTTTTTAACTATTGTATTCGTGATTTCAGAGAACAAGAAAACTAATCAAATTATATAAAAGTATAATTACTTCTATAACACTATTATACTAAATTTACACTTAAATTACAAACGTATGTTCTTATTTTAGTAATGTTTATATAACTTCTTAACATTCCATTTAACACTATAACTAAAGTATTTATACTACTTTTCATACAATTTCATACACTTTCTATTATAGAACTAATGTTCGTTTATTACCTTAACTCAATCTAAAATCATTAACAAATCTTAACAATTACGATTTACATATAAAAAAGCCATGCACCTACTAAGTGCATGACCTATAAATTTATGCTTTCACTTTATTGTAATAAGAGTGTTTCAATTCATTTAATCGTTCAATTAATACTTTACTATCAACTTCATTCGCCTTCTCATTCTGAATAAACTCAGTAATGATTTTCAAGCCCTCAACTAATTCTGGTGCTGGTTCATTAATTCCAGTAGCTAACTGATACAACATCTCCATATTACCTATAACATCTGCATTACTAGATTGAACGCCCTCAAGTTCATCTATATTGAAATCTCTACTCATATAATCGAACATGTCACTATTGTTACTTTCTGCAAAGGTTTCTAAGCCATACATGAAATAATCATTATCAAACATGAAACTAGCCATCATATCACTTATAGTGTCATGTGTGCCATCATGTAAATCATAACCAGCATAATACCCCTCAATGCTCTCTATAAGTTTCTCAGTATGCTTTTCTGACGCAATCTCAAAAGTTTTTCTCACTTCACAATCTTTTATTAATACATGAGCATACATCTTCCCTTTGCTCACTAGATACACAACGTTAAACGGATCGTTATATATCTTAAATGCAAAAGGTAATTTATAACTACTTTCACATAAGCCAGTAAAATATCTTAATAATGTTGCTGCTCTAGTTTCAAATTCATTTGCTATAATTTCTACATTCATATATTTACACTTCCTTAATTTTAAATGATACTGGTAACCAACATAGTTCTTTTGCATCAGATGGTTTATTTAATATTGGTAATTTCAATCTTTTACCATCAACTAAGTAAATCAATAGCTCACATGATTCCATTTCTATTTTTTTATCATTCAATAGTTCTAGAATTATATTAATAGCTTCTTGCTTCCAACCAGTCCAAAAAATTATATTTGTGTTTTTACTATTACAAAATGCAACATTGCCATTGTATTCATAATTGTTTTCTTCAAATATATTTTCTATTTCAACAAATGATGTACCACTATTATTAGATATATAACTTAATATTTTACATTTTAAGTTTTCCAATTTTATTACTCCTCACATACATTTTAATTTTCCATTAACTTTGTGAGGCACAAATATTAACATATCAATAGTTAGAGCAATTCTCTCACATCTCACAGTTAAAATTAGCATTTCAATTATAATTAATTTTTAAAATTGTTATTTGAATATTATATTTTAGTGTGAGGTGTGAGAAATACTTTATACATATTGATATACCAATATAAGTATTCTCACAGAAACATAATTAATCTCACACTTTATCTGTAAGTTTTTTTAAAATACTTCCGTCTAAGTCATAAATTATTTCGGTATCTTGTTTCTCAAAAAATCTAATACTTTTCTTTTCATATCTCGAATAGTAACTTTCTGTTTTGTAACCTAATTTACTTAACTCCTTAGAAAAATTCAGTTTATTCAAAGGATAATAACCATTGTTACTACACCAAATTTGATATATTTCATATGATTTTTCAGTTGCTCTACCACTCACTACTGGTAATTGTCTGTACTTTTTATCATTAGCGTCTTCTATAAATTGCAGCACTGGATTATTTTCTCGCTGATATTCTTCTTTTGTAGTTTTAGCTATTTTAGGTTCAATCATTTCATTATTTTCTATAGTTTGTTTTAAACCTCTAATTGCTAAATTTAGTAATGCTGACATATTTTCTTTTGTTTTAAGTTTATTTAAAAGCATTGGATCTTTTTTTTTGCCATCTTTTCCGAATTTCCTAAACATAGGAATAATTATCATTCTTCTATAAAAACCATCACTTTTATCGTTAGTTAATGGTAATTCGTTACTAGCAAAAATTAGTTTTACATATGGTTTAAATTCAAATGGATCTTTTCCTTTAAATTCTAATGTAATATAATTTCCAGTTACAATTATTTTAAAATTACCAGTATCTTTAATTCTATTAGGATCTATATCATCAGCAATATTCACTAATTTCCCCTGTAAATTTGCTGGTTTAAATTTGTCATTTAAATCATTAAATGATAATGCAGTTGTATTTTCAGGTTTATAAAAGTAGTGAAGTAATTTTAATAAAGTCGTTTTCCCATTTCCTCCAGGACTATAAAAGAAAAAAGCAACTTGTAAGAAATTTTCTCTGTACAGACCATAACCAATCATTTGATAAAGTAAAGTTTCCACCTCTTTATCATTATTAGAAATATCTCTAATAAATTGTTCAATAAGATCACTTTTAGCATTTTTATCATAATAAGCATTAATGATATTAGTTATATAATATTTGGGACTAAATTCATTTAATTCATCTGTTAATAAATCATAAACTCCATTTTTTACTCCAATATAATTAGGTGGACTTTGTTCTTGTTCATTATCAGAACATAAAGCATTTAATTTATGAAAAACTTCTTTATTTTGTTGTTCTCTAAGTGATGGTATATATTTCAAAGTTATTTTTCTTAAAGACTTCATATCTAAAGGTTCATATTTCATACCTGTAAAAATATGAGTACGCCCATCAAGTACACAGCCATTATGTTTTTGAAAAAGAAATAACGCAAAATCGTAAAATAAAAATTTATTGCCATCAAAATAATCTTTTTGATTAAATGAAGAGTATCTTTCAATTTCATTAAAAACTTCTTCTCTATAATTCATTTCATCAACCTCTCTAGCTGTTATAGTGTTTTTTCATAATAGATTGAAATGTAGAATTAATCTCACGTTCATTCATTGGTGGTGTGCATGATTGCCCCCACATCAAAGCAAAAGAATACACTATATATTCGTTTACTCTACATTTCAACAAATGACCTATAAGACTTGTTAATGAGGAATTACGTCCACCTTCACTAACACCAAATGCAATTTCTTTCCAATGACTTGGATCACGTCTTTTAAAGACTGGAGTAGATTTTTCTTGAGTAGAAATATCAAATAATTCAGCCCACTCTTTAAGTGTTGATTTATCTATAATTGCAGCGTCGTTAAATTGAAATTTAAACGGACTTTCATTACTTTTTCTTACTGGTAACGCCATAGCTCTAGATGGCTGATAACTTCCTTCATCAATTTTGCACGCAATTTTTTGTGCTATTGTTCTTACATATGCACGATATTCATTTGCACTTATACGCTCACTCAGTGGCACGTACAAGCGTATTCTAGGACTTTCATTTGTGTGTCTGAATGTTGTATGCCAAAACCATGCAAAGCCCTCTAATTCGCTTTTAATTGACTTGTGTAGCCTGTTTAGATCATCTTCATCATCATAATCAAGTACAAGTACATCTCTATAAAGTACATTGTCATTATTTCTATATTTTCGATATTCATTACCTTTATTATCTACACCATCAGCAACATCACCATAAACTGCTGTCCCTCTAGCGTACTTATTTCCATTATTTTGTGGAATGGATAAACGACTAATTAATTCACTCCACTTAGGTTGAGAGAAGTTTTTGAATGAAGTTGATTTTTCGTTTCCATACCAAACTACACTCACTTGAGTGTCATTTTCTAATTGAATTACGCTCAATTTTATACCTCCATGTATTAAAACAAGAGCAAAGATGTTATAATACAAATGGAGTATTTTCTTATTGCTCTTGTATTTAATAAATATTTTAATTTATGCGTTATCTGATTTAGTCGCCAAACTATTCACATCAGATGACGTTCTTTTTATAACTGTATCAATATCATTCAATTCACTTTCATAGTCGCGAATAACTGATAATAATGTTGATACAATAATGAAATTTGATTTCATATTGTCATTAGTCTGTTTTTCTCCTACTACTTGATTACTTTCTCTATAATAATCTCTTAAATCTTCAAGCCCTTCTTGTTCATCACATACATAGTCAATGACTGCTTGGATCTTATTAGAAATATCTGCTATTTCAAAACTCTCTTTAATTTGTTTTAACTCTTTAAGCATTTATTATTCCTCCAAACTTTCAACAAAAATTGTCATTTCTTCAATAGCTATTTTTAAGTTTTCAATATCATCTAAAGTTAAGAATTTACTAATATTAGAACCTTCGTAAATGCTAGGGAAATCTGTAAAAGTTTCTATTGCTGATAGTAAATCTTCGTATTCTCGATAATCTGCAAGAATTTCAAAAATTTCATTATCACTTAAATATGGATATTCACTTTTAATAACTGATAAATTTTTAATATGACGTTTTTGTAATAATTTAATCATTTTACTAGTATGTTTTTTTCCATTCGTCATATGCTCATAGTTCAATTTGCCTTTAATATTTTTAAAATCTTGATTAGTTAAATTTTTCATTTTTTTATTTTCCTCTCTGAATTTATTTGTTGTGTTTAATTTTTGATTAATGTTCATTTACTGCTCCTCCATTTTCTTCAATATTTAATGCTGCGATTACACTACCTAACATGTAAATAGTGAAAGCTACATGTATTCCTAGTAACCAACCACTTATGAATGAAATTACTGAAATAAATATTAGTTTAACTATAAATTTCATCATTATTACCACCAACTTATTCATAAACGATAATGTAATCTTCATGTTGTTCTTTAATTTTTTCGATTAATTCATTAATACTTTTTTGTAGTAAAAACAAGTCATTCAAATCATCTTCACGAGAAAATTCTGCTAAATTTTGCATATCTCCATCCATAACATCTAATAGATTTCTAGCATCTCCATATGTTTTAAATACACGTCTGTACATTAGTGCTAAAGAACCAGCTAATTTGTCATTTTCTTCTGGCTCTATGTCCCAACGTTCAAATAGTACTTTGATAATTGCTCTATCTCTGTTAAATCTTTCATCAAAAGTTAATTTCTCTTTTGAACCAATGCGATCTGCATATAATTGATACATAATTTTTTTAGTTTGTTCTTTGCTTAATGTTTTCATTTTAAAAACTCCTTTGATTTATAAATATTTTTTGTGTTTTGCTTTCAAATATTTTTCGAACTGTTCTACATTCACAAGCGTTAGTGTGCTACTAATGTCGATATACATATCTTCAATACCTAAATTGTTATCTTCATAAGACTTTAGAAGTCGGTAGAAAGTTGAATAACTAATATTGAAGATTTCACAGATTAGTTTCGGCTTTGCGTATTTGACTGGGAATACGATTTGCTTTTCTTCAAGTGCAGTATTCTGTTTAGTTGGTAAATCTTGCAACTTAACATGTGGCATGGCCTAAGCCTCCTCTTTTTCTAATGTGTCTAGCAGTTTTTCTTTATTGATAAGAATTTTTCCACCAATTTTAGTATGTGGAATTACATTTCGCTTAATAAGTCTATAAGCATGTCTTTCACTCACTCTAATTAACTGAGCTGTTTCTTTTACTGTTAAATACATTATGTCCACCTCACTTACAACCTATTTACAATCCAAAAAATTGTATATACGTATTATAAGCAGTACACAAGTTACCTGTCAATATATTTGTCTAATTTTATATTTTAGTACTGTATTTATTACATTTATTACCAATAGTACTCCTTACTTGTCTTTTATGTTTTCTAGTGTATTATATTCGTGGTATATTTATAGTGGTGATAATTATGATAAAATTCAATTTAAAAAAATTACTTGATGAAAAAGATTATTCTATTACTAAATTGCATTCTGAAACTGGAATTTCTAGAAATTCATTAACTTTATTAGCAAATGGTAAAAGTCAAGGCGTGCAGTTTGAAACTCTTGAAAAAATAGCTATTGCTTTAAATGTAGAAATAAGTGAATTGTTTGTAAGATCTTTTGATAATCTTAGTTTCCAAATAATTGGTAAAGAAATTAAAAATGTGAGTGAAATCCCTCAACAAGATAATGAATTAGGGAAGGGTATTAGAGAGATAAATAGAAATCGTTTTGAAGAAAATAAATTAAATACTTTGAAATGTCGTTTAGTTGTCGATAATGAAGAAAAAATATTTTATTTCCCTTATAGATTAATAATTAGATTTAATCCTATTCCTAGTTTTGATATTGAAATAGATATTAAAAAATATGATATAGAAAAAATTTTCCAATTTTTATATAACGAATTTTATTATTTAGACTTTATGTTAAATTACTATTTTACTAATTCTATAATAAAATTAGAGGAAAATTTTATAAAAAAAATGATTGAAGAATATAATTTAAATGCTTATATATTAAAATTCCGTGAGGATTTAAATCAAGATAGAGACTATCAAGTTATTGGTTTAACTAAAAAGTTAAGAACGAATAAAAAGAATTTGAATGATTTTATTGATAGATTTAATAGAAATTATTCTTATAAAGTTTCTTTAGATGATGGTATATATTTAAGTTCTAAGTAGTTAAAACGAATGAAAAACTTAGGAAGAATGAGAGTTTTATAAACTTCACTTCTATCAATTAAGGTGGTGGTGCTATCGAACAATGTCTAATACACCATAGAAAAATGAATATAAAGGATAATCTTTATTAGGGAGAAAAAATATGGAAGAAAAATTTAATAATGATCAAGAGGAAAGACAATTTAGACAGTTTCAAGAATATCAAAAACGTCAAGAAGATGAAAAGAAGAAAAAACGTAAAAAAGGTTGGCTTTTTGGCTGTGGTGGTTGTTTAGTTTTATTAATTTTAATTATTGTAGGTATTTCAGCATGTACGGCTACTATTACTGGTGGATCTAATAATGATTCAGATAATAAAACTCACAAAATGGGAGAAAAAGTAAAAAATGGAGATCTAGAAGTAACTGTAAACTCAGTAGAAACTAAAGATTCAGTTGGTTCTCAATATGCTCCAACTACTCCAAAAGGCACATTTGTAGTAGCTAATGTTACTATTAAAAATAATGGTAATAAAGCTCTAACAGTTGATAGTAATATGTTCACATTAAAATATAAAGATAAATCTTATGACGCTGATAGCGGAGCTTCTATGTCTGCCAATCAAAGTGACGATGGTAATATTGAAAACTCATTCTTTTTAGAACAAGTTAATCCTGATAGTACAACAGAAGGATATGTAGTTTTTGATGTTTCTGATAAAGTAGCAAATACTGAAGGTAAAAAATTAGAAATTACTTCTAGTCTATTTAGTAGCAAAGGCGTAACTTTTGATTTATCTGAATAATATTTTTAAAACTTATTTAGGGTAGCACGTCTACCCTTTTTATTTAGGAGAGATAATATGTGGCATGAGAAATTTACTAATAAACATGGTGAAACTAAATATCGCTATTATGAGAAGTATAAAGATCCACTCACAAACAAATGGCGACGTGTTAGCGTGGTACTTAATAAGAATGGTAAGCAATCACAAAAAGAGGCTCAGAAACGCTTAAATGAGCGTATAGAAGAAAAGCTAAATAATAAGACACCTACTACACTCAAGACGCTAACTTTCCATGCTGCATGTGATGAATGGTTTGAGAATTACAAATTAGTATCTGGTGCTAAACAATCAACTATAAGAGCAAAAACTTACAGACTTGCTCACATCAAAGAGCGAATAAATGAGGATATTCTAGTCGATAAAATGAATGCTCAAGTTATTCAAGATTACATAAATACATCAATGAAAGAAAATAATATTAAACACATTACAATTAAGGTCAATGTGAGCCTTATAAAGAGTGTATTGAAGTTTGCTCAGCAAAGATACAATATCTCAGATATATCATATATAGATAACGTGTCATTACCTAAGAAAGCAGTAACTAGAGAAGAACTCAAAGCTAAACGTGAGAATTACCTAGAAATGAATGAAGTACATAAACTTATTGATGAACTTAACCATAAGGCAAGCACTAGTAATAAAGGCTATATTAAACGCTCATATATGATGACTGCATACATTACTGAGTTTCAAGTATTGAACGGTTTAAGAATAGGTGAGTTATTAGCACTCCAACCTGAAAACATTGATTTTAAGAATAAAAAGATTGAGATTGATGGCACAATAGCATGGATAACTAAAGATGGTGTACGTGGCTTTAAAGATACAACTAAGACTGAGGCCTCATATCGTACTATATCTATTACCACTAGAAGTTGTGAGATATTGCGTAAAGTAATGTTGGAAAATAAGAAATCGGCTAAGTGGGATAATAATTTTAAAGAGAGAAATTTTATATTTACAAATAGTAAAGGCAGTCCTATGCCCTTATCGTCTATTAATGCTAACATTAAGAACGCTGCAAAGAATGTAGGTATTGAAAAGGATATTTCAACTCACACTATGCGTCACAGTCACATATCTTTATTATCACAGTTAGGTGTGTCACTGCGTGCAATAATGGATCGTGTAGGCCATAAAGATTATAAAACAACTTTACAGATATATAGTCATGTTACCGAACAGATGGATAAAGATATGATGAGTAAGTTAGAGAAAGTAGGAATTTGATTTTATGGAAAGAGAAAGAGCATATAAATTACTAGACAATGCAAACACTAAATATAAAGATTTATATGATAGTAAAAAAGAAAAGTTTATTTCTTTGCCCTATTGGTTACGTTCACATTCTGATATATTAACAAAAGAATTAAACGGGAAAATTAGACCTAATTATAATAAATTCAAAAGAGGTTCTATAATTTATGTTGATTTTGGAGTGAATATAGGAAGTGAACTGTCTGGAGGCCATTTCGCTATTGTCTTAAATCATAATGATAATAAAAAAAGTAGTAGTCTAAATGTTATACCATTAACTTCAAAAGACAAAAAACATTTTTTGCCAATAGATAAAACAGTTTTCGACAACGCCTATAATACTCTATATACCTCTCTAAGAAAGTTAGAAGTAGAAATAAGAGAAAAAAATAATTCTATTGATAAACTAACTATTGAAAAAGATGAATTAATAGATGAAGTTGAGAAGAGAAATAACAAGTTAAAACTAAAGTTAGATAATAATACTATTAAAAATAAAGATGAAATAAAAGCAGCAAGAGATGAAGTAACAGAACTTGACAATTTAATTGCCATTATAAAAACAAAAATTGAAATGAAAACTAAATTAGTTAATGAAATAAAAGAAGATAGAGATGATATTGAAAAAGTATTTCTAAAGTATTCAAAATACAATAAAAAAACTTTTGCCTGTTATAAAGCATTACAAAATATTAGTAAATTAAGAGTAAAAAAAATAAATAAATACGATCCATCTGGTAATATAAAAGTTGATAATAATACTTTAGACAAAATTGATGAAAAAATAATAGAAGAATACACAAATAAAAAACATTGATTTATATATACAAAAGTATTAGAATAACTTTACAAGGGTCTAGCACCCAGCTTAAAACAGATTAAAAAAGGAAATTAAATTTTCCACTACGGGCAAATTATTGCCCGTTTTTTTATGCTTAAAATTAAGTTTTTTCACATTATGCCCTTATTCTGCCCTTTTTTATGCATAAACAAATCAAAAATAGCCTATAAACGCTGATATATCAACAATTTATAAAACTTATGTTGTTTAACCTTCGGTAACACCTACATGATTTAATCCTGGACGTTTTTGTTCTAGCACTGACTTATCTGCTTTTAATGCATTTT